GTTCACTCAGTTCCTGTGGCTTTATCCCTACCCCAGGGGGCAAGACCAGAATACTGACAGCAGTGTCCTCTGAGCGGTAATTATGCGGTAGTACCGTCGCCGGGAAGGATGCACCATGAATGCGGTCCGCAGACAAGGTGTTGGGGCATACGAGAAATCGTATGGAAACATATTGTTAGAGCCGCAGACGTGGAGTGGTTGTTATCTCCCAAATGACAATTGGGAGAAGGTTTGTCAATTACCAGCCAAGGTACCGAATAGGGATTAGTATTGGGTTGCCAAGAAAGCTGGTTGGTAGTTGAAGGTTGCAACTTGCGGGGCCACATGTCTCTTGTCAGTGTCAAGTACCTGCACGCAGGGAAAAGCACCCCAGTGCGCGTGATATTACACGCCGCGGCCGGGTTACACTGGTGAGTGAGGGTTGTCATTAATTCCCTTTTTACCCGCGTCCGCCTCTCTCCAGATGGGAGGGGGGCAAGTCGCTGCTCACTGGCGACGTCAATTCAGTGAAATCCACACACACAATCAGACCACAACCTCATGAAAACGCGCCGACGTCAGAACCGGTGTTGGGATGCAAACCCAAGATTGATAAAGCATTGTGTGACCGCGTGTCTTCAGTTGTGGAGAAGGCACGGCGCAAGCAACATTTGCGCTGGAGGAAACGGATAGAACGGGACATTTGTATGAGACAGAGGATGGCAACCAAGAGCCACCAGGAACAGGTTCAAGTTCGCATACCCGCGTATTATTTCAAAACGTGATGTTGCGTGCTGTTTTAGCTTGTGCCTCTGGTGTTGCTGCCGCGTTGGTTGTTAGACGTTTTGTTGACAGACGCTCGCCTGAAGAAAGGGTTGAAGCCGCCCGAGCCTGGATTAGAAGTCACTTGAAAGAAGATGACCCCATTCCAGATTGGATGCTGGCGTCCCCTGGACAACGGGCCAGTCTGGTGGATGGTGAGGATTTGGTTGCCCGCATGGAAGCTAGGGGTGCTACTGGTGCATTGCAGATCTCTGGTTGGGATCAGCGAAACACCGAGCCGCCCCGAACGGAGTTTGATCGAAACCGGGTGGTCGGCAGGACTAGGGAGATGATTCGTCGTTTGGAAGATGACGAGGTCTTAACCGGAGTCACTGCCAACACTCTCGCCAATTATCGGATCGTGCGAGAAAAGGTTGCGGTCGCGTTTTTTTCGCGGGTTGCCGGGGGCGTCTTGAGACGGCGAAGGGAGATTGCTCAGCGTGACGTTGTGGAAAGGTGGAGAGTGGAACGAGGCAATTCTTTTTCTGGCAATGCACAGTATGTGAAGAGCCAGTTTGTTTGGTTCCCTTACCTCGCGCGATGCGTTGATGAGGTTCGGCTGTCTGAGATGGAGGACCAACTTCTCCAGTTCGCCATGAGTGTCGGTGAAGATGATGATGTCAATGTCCCAGTGGTTGCAGTCACCACGCTGAAGAAGTGTCTTTGGCAAAAGATTGCGTTGTGGTGTCCGGACAACAACCGCTTGTGGAGGAAGCGGGAGTTTTCTAGATTGATGGCTGTGATTCCAGCAGCCAAGCGAGTGTTGAATTACATTTCGCTGAAGTACGGACCACTCCGACCGCGGGATGACGTGGAACGGAGAAGTGCTTACATCGCTTGTGGTGATGCCATTGCTGCGTTAAGTCGCACCGGTGACATCCCAGAGCCGCGGTGCATGCACGCCTCGATTGCAAGATGTGCAGTTGCTTTGGCCGTACGTGGATACCACATCCGTGAGCCGGCGGCGAGAAGTGTGCCGTTGGCTTACTAGGGGTGCCCCGTGCTCACTCCAGCAGTTACAGTACCAGAATTTTTGGGGTTTCGCGACGCTGTTGTGAGTGAGTGTGTGGGAGCCTTGCCTTCCCGTGATAGATGCAACATTTCTTTTCCGCAATTTGCTTGCAAGAGATTGGGTTCATACAACCATAATCTTGCCAATTTACAGCAGGCGGTGGAGAGGAGGGTGTTCACGGTCGAGGACAAAATTAATGGGGGATTTCGATTGTGCCCTAAACCCGTGCCAAGGATTTGGGATTCGATGTGGCAATATGGTAAGAGAGTGGCGGATATGGTTAGGTCTAAAGGTGTCAAACGGTTGACTGCTGAGGCTTTTTTGGCTCAGTGTCCACGACACAATATGGC